TTATGCGGGGGTGCTGGCAATTTCGCCCAGCCCATAACGGATCGCGCCTATAACGGCCTCTGCGCGGTCATGCTGCAAGGTAATGGTGCTGCCGTCTTGCGTGAGCGTCACCTTTTCAGCGCCGGGCGTTTCATCAATTTCAATTAGGACCGCAAGCGCGGTAAGTTGGTTTACCGTCGATATTTCACGCATCAAGTTATCCTTTCTGGGGTTAATTACGCGGTGCCGATAATTGACAAATGCACCGCGCAGGTTTGGCTTGTAATTTTGGTGGGGTCTATAAGTGAGCGGGCATAAAGCGTTATAGTGCCGTCTAAGCTGCAATCGGTTATTGTGCCGGAACCATTGGCCCGCGCCCTTATGCTTAAATCCTTGCCCATTTGACCCGCGCTATACCCTGTATCACTGGCAGCGCTCAAATTTACATTATCTGGGCTACCGCCATCATCAAAGGTTAGGCTATGCACCCACTTATATTCTGCATGTTTATAGGTATGCCAAGAACCATTAACAGAGCCGCCCACACCCGGCCTAAATGTGGGCGTGAAGGATGCGTACCAATATTTAAAGGCTGTAAAATCCTCTTGAATAGTCATTACATATATTTCAGGCATAGAAGTGATTTCAAGCGCCGCATATGCGCCGAGCAAGTCCAGCATATCTAAATCACCGGACGCGGGCACCCCGGAATTTTGCGCCACATTGGGCACAAAAGACCCACCCTTGATATACTCCCGCAGGGATGGGTTAGCGGGGCTAGTGCGCGCATAACCGCCGCTGATAATCGGGCCAAAAAACCCAACAATCGAATAACGATCATCGCTGCCGATCATCGAAACCGGGGCGCTTGTTGTGGGGAACTGGACATATTCGGCCATTATGCCGCCCCTTCCAACTTAGCTACGCGATTTAATAAGCTATCATGCTGGGCCTGCAAATCTTGAATTGCACCAATCAGTAAGGGCGTGATTTTGGCATAGTTAATACTTAAAAAGCCGTCCTCGCCCTCGATCACCAGACTAGGCTCTATAAGCTGCAATTCTTGGGCAATCAGGGCATAATAACGGCCCTCTGGGCCTTTTTCAGCGCGCCATTCATGGCTAACAGGCCGCATCGCCATAATGCGCGCCAAGCTATCAAGTAGTGGCCTAATTGCCTTCTTTAAGCGGCGGTCACTGGTGGCCGTCCAATCTGTTGCCGTGCCTGTACCCGCCAACCACATATCGCCCGCTGTGGCCCCATCAATCCACGCCTTAGCTGTTGCGCCTATAGTGGGTGCAAAATACACCATGCCCGCCATGGAAACGCCTGCGGAAATGGTGCTAAGTTTTTCCACGCCATTAGAGTAGAGCGAAGCGCCAGAATTATACCCCCGCACAGCCCAAGCACCACTTGAGGCCACCACACCAACCCCATTAGCATCACCGTAAAGTTGCCCGTACAGGGTGCCCGAAACATTCTCCAGCCGTATCGCGGCCACCCAAACATGATTTGAGCGTAACGCAATGGTGCCCGTATCATGGTTTTTAATCTGCGTACCGCTTAGAAAATGGTAAAAGCTCGCCCATTCAATATAGCTACTATTCATATGCAAGGGGCCGGATAACCACGCGCCGCCTGTTGACCCATCAATCCAAGCTGTCGCCGAGCCTGCGCCGTTTAGCCAGTATTGAATGTTTTGAACCGACAAAACACCGCCCATATAGACAGGCTGGTCAAAACTCCAACGGTCAAAAGCTTCATCCCAGATAAAGCTAACATTAGCAGAAGTGCCACGCTCTATTTCAATGCCTGCATTTTGGCTTGGCGCGCCTATTTCATCTGCATTAAGCAGCATGATATTATCGCCAATTTGCAATTCTGTGGTGTTGATATAGGTCACGCTACCAGTGACTTGCAGGCCATCTATAATAAAGGTGCCAATGCCCGACAAATCGGCAGGGATAGAGGTTTTGTGCACCACAACGCTAGCATCATTTGCAAGCAGTTTTTCCGTATTTATGGCGGCATTTTTAACCTCACTAGCGGCCTTGCCATTAACCGCGCCCGTATCGGCACTGGTGCGGGTTTCAGTTACGTTTGCGCCTGCCTCTTGCGGGCCGTTAGTCAAGCGCAGGGCATCGCGTGAGCCAATAGGGTGCCACAACCCACCATCACTGCGGTTGACGTCTTCATTTGTGATGTCCACCCAAATGCGCCCATCCTTATGCGCCGGGGGGGTCGCTTGGCGGGTGACAATTTCCGCTGCGTTATCCAGAGTTACATCGGCAAAATTAGCGGGCTTTCCAACCCCCCAAACCTGCGTCTGCCACGTCACCTTACCCGGTAGGTCCTCTAATGGAACATAGCGCCGATTGGTGCTGAGCACAGTGCCGGGTGGAGAGACATCCACCTCATCCACAGCATTGGACCAGTCGTAAATAAGATCATCATCTTCCAACAATCCGCACTGGATCGCCAACGCATCAGACCCATCTTTGGTCCGTCGAGTGGTCAATTGCCAATCCGTAATCAGCATGCGTTGCTGATCAAGATTAAAGCGCGCATGGCTGAAATTGATGGCATCCATGGCCTGATCCTGCAGGGCGACCAGGGAAAATTCGCAGGACAGTGACTTTTCCATGCGCGCCCGACCCAGTGCAATTTTTGACAGCCTTTGCGCCATAGACGACGATTTGGTCATGGGCAGATTCAAGTCCGTCCACAGCTCCTGACCGCCATCGGCATCCACATAGGCCTGAACCTGCACGGGCGGAAAATCCTTTAATTGGTAATCGGCCTGCGGGTCCGCATAAACACCCCGCACGCAATTAATCTTGCGGGCGCTACTTTTCTTAGCCAGCAATGAAATGGGTCCAACCACATCATCGCTGGACCGGCTTTTAATGGCAGGGCGTGGCGATGCCACATAGGCCCGCCATTTGCCCCCTTGAAACACCATGGTTCCGCCACACGCAGACCCCAATGCCGCCAGATTCTCCCTGTGCGACCGGGTGGGATCAATCCAGCCATTGGCCGTATAGCGTTTTTCAACCCCACCGGATTTCAGCGCAACATCATCATCACAAATCAACGCTTCAGCCATGACATTGGGCCAGTCGATACGGGTGGGGTCAACCCCCACGCCCGCGACGAGCTTGCCGCCAACCCGGATTCCCAATAAATAATCCGCCATGCACAAAACCGGATTGTCGGACCATTCCCACGTGCCTTCGTCATAAACCCGGTGCACACCAAAGCCCCCGATACTGCTGTCTTTACGAGGGTCGTATAGTTTCCGCCCCTTCAGGGTGAACAGAAACCCTTCCATCCCCTGCGGGAAAATATCCGGGTCCCAAACCGCTTTCACATGGGCGTAGGCGATGCCGCATAAGCGATGACTGTCAGTCCACTTGCTGGACGCCGCCACCAGGGGCGCTGCGGCCAATTGGTTGTCATCACCGGAATAAATACTGACGCTTAAGTGAGACGCATACTGACCCGACAGGCTCAGCGTGCTGGTTCCTGTAAAGCTGATGGTCTTATCCCCAAATTTCAGGCCCGTGAGGCCATCAATCCTGTGCCCGGCCAAAGCCAAAACCATATGGAGATCGGTATTCTCCGCGCCCACTGTCTCGCGGAAGATAAGGGTACCGCCCGTTGCCGCCTGACCATAAAGAATGCGCCGCGGCGCGGTGGCATCCGTTTGCATGCGCAGAACGCTGCCCTGATCCTGCATCGCGGCACCGGACATGGGCGCCATCAAAGTGCCGGCTGCTGTGGCCACCGCGCCTGCAACCGCAATGGCTGTGGCACCAAACTGTGCCCCGAAAAGCGCAAGCGAGCCGCCCCCTGTGGCATAGACCATCATCGCCGCGCCCGCGATCTTCAATACTGTTCCGACTGTTTTGCTCATTGCTTTAAACCCTGAATGCCTTGAGACACTGCAACGTCGGCGTCAGCACAATGCCTTCGCCGACCACGTCGCCGTCCTGTGTTTGATGAATTCCTACAAATGCCGATTGCTCGCCGAGACAAACACCCACGCTTGGCCCCTGTGCGCCATTGGCATAAACAAGGTCCCCACGCCGCGCCCAGGCAGGCGTAATGGGTTGCCCGAAACGCTTCTGCAAGGTGCGATAGAGCGTACCATTGGCGCGCTCTTTCAGGGCAAGTTTAGCCCCCTGCTCATCGGCATAGGTGCCGCGCAGATCCGCCATCGGGTCCTCGCCTGTCATGGCCTCCACGACCGTAGCGGCAAAACAGCAGCAGTCGTGCTCGCCCCAAGAAAAAGGCCGCTCTCTGGCGGCCTCAACGGACTTATTCAGGCATTGTTGCCAATCTTCATATCGTGTTCTCATGTCAGTGATGATCCCTGCTGGTCAGTTGTCCAGATGAATAAGACGCGCCGCGCCCCACCGTTTGCGGGTCTGCCGCGCCCCATCTGATTTCACCAAGATTGGTGTCGGTCACAAACTCCAGCCCGCGGTCGCCCATAAACAGGGCCTCTTGATGCTGGTCCGTCAGGCGATATCCCCTGTGCCGCGACAAAAGTGCTGCTTCTGATGCCAATGTCAGCTCTATGCCACCGCTGCTGCCGTCTGCCTCACCCTGACCATCGTTCATGCTGATGGCGTCAATAAAGCCAGCGGTCAGCGTCACAACATCATTGATGGATGTGTCGTCATTAAAAAACGCCAAATTCAGGGTGAAACCGCGCCCCACGGGATCATTATCGGAAAATTCCTGGACAAAATCTGGCAGGTTATCAACCGGCACATGGGACAGCGTGGCCTTGATGCGGGCATCCGACAATTGGGCATCTTCTGCAACCGAAGAAATCGCCCCCATAGCACCAACACCCAGCCAGGTTTGTCCATTCCAGATAAGATTGCCCTCGCCCGACCACAGAAAGACAGAGCCGCCATCAAGCGCCAATTCAAGCAGGAAGGCGACACTGACTTTATCCTGCTCAACGCCGAGCGAAACAGAGGTTGGCAGAATACGGGTCATATCACTTCCTCCCACGAAAAGCTGAGGGTGCCAGTTTTCCGCGCGCCCGTTTCCCAGCCCTCAATCAGGGTCGCCAAACGGGCCGTAAGCCTCGGCTCTGTAAATACAATAGGTGCATTATCGGCGGGCGATGTGCGCAGGACTGGCTCAAAATTAATGATGGCGTTGCCCAGCGCATCGCTGTCTACACGGTCCAGCACCATGTGATAGCCACTGCCAATCTGGAAATAGTCACCCGGCTGCAATAGGCCCGTCGTGCTGGCCTGCCAGCCATCGGTGACGATCACTCTGCCGATTTGCGAAGCGCCGTTCACTTGGGGGGTCGAATTGGCGGGCGTCGCAACCCCGCGCGGTTGGGCGCGGTCTGGGTCATAGGCAAAAAACTTGCCCTCGCGCCCGCGCATGGACGTGACCCATGCGGACAGCTCTGCCATCTGATCTTTGGTCAATTCGGCGGTGGTATAGACCCCTTCCCAACGATCTGTCAGGCCGCCCGCATGGCTCTGTACCGTGACTTTGCGGGAAAGCCCTGCCTCGAATGCTGCTTGATTGACATTCAGACCAAAACGCGATGATTTGATGGGAACTTGGGGCAGCTCCCGTGGAAAACTGATAGCCATTTGATACTCCCTAAATTTGTTCGACCAATGCCTTGAAGGTCATGGTGCCGTGATAGAGGACGCTGCCTGACGCATCATCGCGCTCGTCCGATGAGCCCAAAAATGCGAGCAAGACCAAGCGGCTGCCTGTGAGGGCGAGAGACGTGTTATTGAGGGCGCTGTGAACCAGCTCCATAATCTCTTTGCACTCCATGCGGCCTGCGGCATCAGACCAGATATTGATCTGGAATTGGTGACTGCTCAGGACCTCTGTCTTGGTGGAGACTTCCTCAACCTCGCCGTCGCCCATGGTCACATAGGGGTAAAGGGCGCCTGCGTCAGGTTCATCCCACACGCCCGCAACTTTCGCCGCCAAGGCTGTGTCTGCGTCAAGGGCCGCAAAGACCGCCGCCTGCAATTCTGCGATTGCAAATCCGCTCATAGTTCAATTCCTTTTTTGTTTAGGCTCAGGCCTCTTCGCAGCGAAACACCAGAAAGGTATTTCGCTCGCCCGGATTGATGGTGGACCGCACATCGAACAAGCGCCCGCCAAAGACGATGCGCCGCGCGCCCTTATAATTGGCTGCATAACGCACGATAATCTCATGGCTGATGGGGTATTCCATTTTATTGCCGCGCACTTGCGGGTGATGGTGCGCCGGGCGAATGGTCGCCCACACCTCTGCGATTGAGATATAGCTATGCTGTTTGGCTCCGCCCTCACCCTTGATGCTGATCAGTCCTTCAAGGCTGACCCGGTGCCGCATATGGCCAATATTTTCTTGAATAGCCATCTCAGACCCTCCGCGCCCGCCATGGTGCGAGTAGCGCCGAGGCTGAAAGAGGCAAGACACTGCTGGCGCCGCCATCGCCGCGGTGGCTGTAATAATGCGCCACCATAATCAGCAGTGCATGGCGGATCGCGGGCGGCACATCACTGGCCAATAGGCCAAAGCCTGCTACATAGGAAATCTCAATGCCGCGTTCTTGACGCCCGGGCACTGGCCACGCAATGCCCGCGCGCCGGTAAATACGGTCTTCGCCAATGGCGACAAATGTATTTCCCGAACCCCAAGTGGTGGCGGTGTCCGCATTGTCATAGGTTTTGATACTGCTGAGTGACAACAAAGGCCCACGGGGGCTTCTTATGAAGCCCTCGTCTTCTGGCCACTGATCCAGCGCATATGTCCATTCCTGCGAAATAAAAGACAGCCCCGTGTGGGTCTCGGCCGCTTCGCGCGCGGCGAGGATGAGTGCTGTGATCAGGTTATCTTCGTCCGCATGGTCGATACGCAGATGGGCCTTGGCTTCGGCCAGGCCGATGGGTTCAACCGCCGGCATGGCGGTACGTCGTGGGTTCATGGTGGTTCTCCTGTTTGAAATGTTTGCGTCAGACATAAAAAAAGCCGCTTCCGGAGAAGCAGCCAGCGTTAGGTTATGGAACTTGGCTTAGTAGCGAATATGGTTCATGGCTTCGAAAACCGCGCGCTTTGCGTCCTCGCGCAGTGCCGGGCGCGACGCGTGGATCATCGCGACCAGATCCTTTTGGGTCGTGGGTTCTATGTTAATGGTCTGGTGGATGACCACTGGCTGAGACTTGGCCATAGATCGGCTGTTATGGTTATTGACGATACGACCGGGGGACCGGGGCACAAGCAACTCCGGCCCGCGCTCGCCAACCAAAACAGGGATATTCGGTTCCACATTGCCGCCACCCGCGCGACCACCCAGCAAGCCGCCGAGAAGATTACCCGCCACAGCACCAAGCGGCCCCTTGCCCGCGAAAAGCTTTGAGATCACCTGATTTTGCAGGATGTCCATCGCCATTTGTTTGAAACTGTTGCCGATCTCACCCGCGGTAATTTTCCCATCCCGACTGGCTTTTTCGAAAATGCCCGTGAACTTAGCGGAGAATTCATCCAAATTGGCCTTGGCCTCTGACGAGATCAGACCATCGATGGCCAGTTTGCCCTTATTGACAGAGTCCTCTAGTCCCGTGAGCTTGCTATCACTCCCGGACGATAGGCCCAGCCCCGGTGCTACGGGCATGGCCTTATTTACCGCCCCCATAACCTGTTCGTGCGGACAGCAGCAATCTGTGCCAGATAAAGATCTACCGCTTGCGTCTGCACCATTAAGTTCATCCAGTCGGCCCGTTCTTGCTTGGTGCAAGGCGGTTACCTGATCGAATAACCGAGCTTCTTCCTCCGCCAATTCACGCCACTGAACGCGAAGACTAGAACCTTCTCGTTGAGTGGCATCCTTGAACGGCTCAATGCGCTCGATCTGCTCCCGAGTTGCATCCAAGCGTCCATTCGCGGTAGCTAGGGCGGCATCTAACCGGGTTAACTGAATATCGCGCCCCGCGAATCCCGCAACAATGGCTTGGTCGATGCTATTCAAGGTATTATTGATCACCTCAAGAGCAGGGGCTATTTCATCGTCATCGAAGGCCCAGGATGTGATACCAACTGATGCCGCGCTAATTGCGATTTCTCGCGTCGCCGACGCGCCCAGCGCGGCTTCGATCATTCCTAGCAAAGTAGGTCCTGCCATAATAAATTTCCTTTTAATTTTATGGGATAAAGCGTTATGTTTATTCAACTGATGGGGGATACCGTGAGTAACAAAGATGAAACTTCGAATGAAGAGATGGATAAAATCCGCACCACAATCGACGAGTTTGGCAAGACGCCATTGGGCACCTTACTTATCATTGCAATTTCTGTTTTAATAAGCGGTTGGCTTTTCTATTAGGCCCGGCCAATCGACCACTGCGCTTGCCGCAACAACATGCTTGAAGTCCTCTGCATTTAAACTCGTAAAAGAAGTGCCTTCTTGCCCAAACCGACGCTTGATAAAGACCCGGACAAACGCTGCTCGTCAGTTCGATCCATTCTAGCCCGATGCAAAGCGGTAATGGCATCCTGCAACCGTGCCTGGTCCTCCGCCAATTCGCCGCCAACGGACACGAAGACCAGAACCTTCTCGTTGAGCTGTATCCTTAAACGGCTCTACGCGTGCAATCTGTTCCTGAGTTGCGACCAGCCGTCCATTTGCTACATTCAGAGCCGCATCTATTCGATTTAATTCAATATCGCGCCCCGCGAATCCCGCAACAATGGCTTGGTCGATGCGATTAAGCACTGTTACCACCTGATCAGAGCGCGCAGAATCTATTAAGACTCCTTATCTATAGTTGCTAAGAAAATTTCTTTATCTATTCCGCGTTCTTTTTCAATCGAGAGAGTTGTTTATGCCCGACCGCACCTCACACACTGAGAAAAGTAGTCATGAAAGCCCGCTGCCAGAGGAACCCCAGCAAGATGAGCAAGGGATTCCCCTACCAATGGTTGTCGGAGCACACATAGCCACGATTGCTGCGGCTTTTGGACTTATGGCAATTGGCTTACCACCAGCGTTTCTGGTCGGTGCCGCTTTCGTTTTGCTAATTTGGTTTATTTTTTTCTGGCCCAAGTCTTAACTTCTTGCTCGCCTATGGCCCAACTGGAGTGCAATTATACCAGATGATAAAGAAGCCCAACAAAAAGAGGCTTCTGTAGAAAGCACTGGGATGTTCGTTCTCCAGATTCTAGTGTTCGGATCAGCATTCTTGATTGGCGCAATTATTGTTAGGCGGTTTCTTCAATAAGCCGTTGTGTGGGCTTAACTCGCCTGATTAATACGATACAGAGTATTGTCTATTACTTATAGTGCTGGAACGATTTCATGGTCGTCGAAAACAGCCTTAATAGCGACTTGACTGGTCGCGTCGGCCGCCATGCCGATACCCAGAACCTGCCACCAGGGCAATGGCAATGTACTCATTCTCTTTCTCCTTGTTTACTTTTCGCTAATTATTTATAATCGATCAGCTACCAACAGTTGCAATCCCAAAATTCCGAGGCCCCCCTGTGAAGAGCGACCTTGAACACGAACCAGAAAGCAGCAGCTCAAAGCAATTGAGCAAATCAGAGTTTGTAATATTGCTCATTGGCGGCATTTTTTTTTGGAATCTATTGAAACACTTCTTCCTCAATTAGACGCGCAAGTTGAGCATCCCGCAGATCGGGCCCCCATGGTCTACAAGCTCTCAAAAACGAGCATAACTCTCGTGCATTTCGGTACCTGCCATCTCTTGTGCCGCTTCCAATCGCCGCATTAAAGGATCAAAGCCCGCAATGTGGCCCAACGACCCCATGCCCGCGAAGAGCTTGGAGAACACCTGATTTTGCAGGATATCCATCGCCATTTGTTTGAAGCCATTGCCGATCTCACCTGCTGTGATTTTACCGTCTCGACTGGCTTTCTCAAAAATGCCCGTAAACTTAGCGGAAAACTCATCCAGATCGGCCTTGGCCTCTGGCGTGATCAGGTTATCGATGGCCACTTTGCCCTTATTGACAGAGTCCTCTAGCCCCGCGAGCTTGTTGTAATCGCCGCTGCTGGGTGCACTCAACCTCGGCATTGCTAGCGCCACGGGCATCGCCTTGTTCACCGCCCCTATAACCTGTTCGTGCGGACAGCAGCAGTTGTTTCCAACTGCTGAGCCAATACTCACCACTCCAGACAAAGGAGATACATCCGAACAACGGGCTTCCATGTTCCGCTGTACTTGGACCAATTGCTCCAAAACAGCTACCAGTCGATCCGAATGCTCCCACAGAGGCATGGCTTCGCCATAGGTCCGCAGTTTATCGGGCAAATGCAGCTGTTCCAGAATATCTGGATTATCAATTCCTCGTTCTTGAATGATGCTGCCCATTTCGTCAAAAACGCGGGCCTGTTCTTCAAGTAATCCATCGCGCTGATCACGCAGACGCTCGATAGCCGGTTCAAGCCCACCAAATCCGTCAACAATGGCTTAATCGATGAGGATTAGCGTCTGTTGAATCTTACTGAGCGCATCGACGATACTATCATCCTCGAAAATTGCATTGACAAGCAAGGCGGTAGTGACACCACCAACAACTTGCCCTGTCGCACTTAGAGCTAATGGAGCCAGAGGTAAAGCCATTTGAATTCTCCTTTAAATTGAGTAAAGTTAAAAAATAGATTAAAAGTTGGAGGCACTAAGTGACCAAGGAAAGTGAATTAGAAAACAAAGTTAAGGAGCTTGAGGGGGAGCTAGAAGATGCCAAGAATCTTCAGCGCGTTCAGCCTTTTGTTTCATTCATTGTTGGCTCTTTGACAGTCTTAATCGCCTATTTCATTATTCGGTAA